GAGTTGGAAGCTTGTATGGAGGTATGGTCTTTCATGGAAATGATACACTCACGTTCATACACTTATGTAATTAAAAATGTTTACTCTAACCCTGCAGAGGTATTTGATACTATTTTAGATGATGATCGTATCTTATCTCGTGCTGCTAGTGTGACTGGTTCTTATGATGAGTTTATTAATGAGGCTCAAGAGTTTGGTATCGGTAATATGTGGAAAGAGGGTTATCGTGAATCTCCTACAGCTCAGTGGGAAATGAAAGAATTAAAAAGAAAACTTTATAGGGCAGTGGCCAATGTCAATATACTTGAAGGTATACGTTTTTACGTTAGTTTTGCTTGCAGTTTTGCATTTGGCGAACTTAAACTTATGGAGGGATCTGCTAAGATTATCTCCCTCATTGCCAGAGACGAGAACCAACATCTTGCGTTAACTCAAAACATTCTAAATTACTGGAGAAAAGGTGACGATCCAGAAATGACAGAGATTGTAAAGGAGGAAGAGAAAAATGTTTACTCTATGTTTGATAGAGCTGTGAATGAAGAGAAGATGTGGGCAGAATATCTGTTTAAAAATGGATCTATGATTGGATTAAATGACAAACTCTTATGTCAATACGTAGAATGGATTGCAAATAAGAGGATGAGATCAATTGGTTTAAAACCAATATATGATATACCACAGAGAAACAACCCTCTGCCTTGGACAGAACATTGGATTAGTTCTAAAGGTCTTCAAGTTGCACCACAAGAAACTGAAGTTGAATCTTATGTGGTTGGTGGTATTAAACAGGATGTAAAGAAGGATACATTTAGTGGATTTAAATTATAGAACAACCGCTAAATAATATCAAATCTGTTGTTAACTACAACTTAAAATAATCATGGCATATCATATTACAAAACCAAGTAAAACACCTGGCTTAGACATTGTATATTATGCGGATAATAATCGGTGGACTGATGTTTATGAAAATAGAAAAGTTTATCCCACACTTTTTCAAGCAGAACAACAAAAATCCACCACATATACAGATAAATTAACAGGTAAAGTTTTACAAGCTGCTTGGTGGAAAGAATGTAGTATTGTAGATGAGTCCTAATGACTAAGTGGAGAAGTTTCATTGACCCTAATGTAGGTGATGGCCAAAATACCATTAACGGTATTATTGCTAACGGCCCTACTTATGGTATTGGAATTAGTGACGATCTAAGTGTCACAGGATTGAGTACTTTTAGTGATGTTGCGAGGTTTTCAAGCACAGTTAGATTAGATGGTCAGTTAAGAGATGGAGATAATAATTTTGGAACTAGTGGACAAGTTTTATCCTCTGATGGTACAGATACTAGATGGGTAAGTTCGGGAAGTTTAGCTGCTGGTGCTGCATCACAGGTAGCTATTAATGATGATGGTAATACAAATGCATCTAGATTTATAACTTTTGTTGATTCTTCATCTGGTAATAATTCACTGAAAACTGATAGTGTTATAAAGTATAATCCATCCACTAACATTTTAAATCTAAATGCTACTGAAAGTGGTATTAAATTTGGGCCTGGAAATGCTCTAAATGATGATGCACATATTGAGTGGCGTGGTGGTAACAATGCTGGTCATTTAAGAATATCTACGTCTGATGATGGTGGTTCTGAATACATACAGTTTGGTGATTATGACTTTCAAAATAGAGGTGGAACATTTACTCAGTGGTTAAGAATAAGTAGAAATACAGGTACATTTACTGGTACATTTTCTGCAACCACATTCAGTGGCTCAGGTGCGAGTTTAACTTCTTTAAATGCAAGTAATATTTCCTCTGGAACTATAAATGCGGCAAGAGTGCCAACACTAAATCAGAATACAACAGGATCAGCTGCAACTCTAACAACGGCAAGAACTATTGGTGGTGTAAGTTTCAACGGATCTGCAGATATAAATCTGCCAGGTGTTAATCAGGCTGGTGATCAAAACACATCTGGTAACGCTGCAACTGCAACAGTTTTAGCAACAACAAGAAACTTTAGTATTAGTGGAGAGATAACTGCAAACGCACAGTCATTCAATGGTTCTGGTAATGTAACTCTGAGTGCGACTGTAGATAATAATGTTATAGATGAAGCTAATTTAAAAATTAGTAACTCCCCTACAAATGGAAGATTTTTACAGTGTAATACAGGTGTCAGTGGTGGTCTAACTTGGGCTGAAGTTACAGTTCCAGCTGCGAATACTTTAACTGGAACTACATTAGCGAGTGGTATCACTGCATCGAGTATCACATCTCTTGGAACATTAACTGGACTGACTGTAAATGGTAATGCTTCAATTACAGGAACAGTAAACATAGATAACACCATTACATTAGATTCAAAAAATGAAAGTCCAGAACATGATCATGGTGTAATTATTATACAACCAAGTACATCTGGTGGATCGACTGGTATTAACTTTAGATCAAAGGTAAACTTCACTTCCGATCATGGATACTTATGGTGGTATGATGATAATAATAATTATGCAGTAAATTCATCAACCACTGAGAATGGAGCTTTAGTTATAGGCGTCATGAATGATGGTAATGCAACTACCGAAGATGCTGTGGCGATTGAATCTTCTGGAGATATATTTTTAAATCCAGGCCTTACTCATGGTAATGAAGGTGGTGGAGCTGGCCCTGATTTTTCAAAAGGTAGAGTTTATATTGGTAGAGCATCTACAAAGCATGAGGTATGGCATGAAGGTAATGACGGCCCAAGTTCTGGATTGAATGCTGATAAATTGGATGATCAAGATGGATCTTATTATCGTAACGCTGGTAACTTAAATGCAGGGACGATTCCTGATGCACGATTAGATGATTCTAGTTTATTCGTAACTGGAATGATTATCATGTATCGAGGTACTACTGCGCCATCAGGATGGGGTTTGTGTGATGGTCAAGGTGGAAGACCAGATTTAAGAGATAAATTTATAATTGGTGCTGGTAATTCTTATAATCTTAATGCTCAAGGTGGTGCAGCAAGTATTCTTTTAGGAACTGCTAACTTACCAGCTCACACTCACCAACTAGGAGGAAGTGTTGGTAATACAAACTTAGGAAATCATAAACATAGTTTTAGTAAGAGTGCAAGCACTAATGATAATGGTGCTCATGTTCATTCTCTACAGGTTGCCAATGGTAGTGATGATAATGATTCCGATGATCGAAGACTTAAAACTATCTTCCAGAGTCAACAATTGACATTTAGTGGTGCTATGAATGGAAATGGAGCTCATAGTCACTCCGTTACTATTAGTGGTGATACTGGTAATAAAAATTTAGGAAATCACAATCATAGTTTACCAGCTACTACTGGTAATCAAGGTGGTACTATGGGACAATCGTTCAGCAATCTTCCTCCATACTTTGCACTTGTCTTTATCATTAAATTATGATATAATATGATTAATTTTTATTTTTTATTATGGCCACTTTTGTTAGAAATATAGAAGATAGACCAAAAGGTGCGATAGAAGATTTTATTTACGTTAGAGATAATGCTCTCCCTGTAGATTTTTGTGACCGTGTAATTCAAAGATTCGATGGTGATGATCGGAAAGAAGATGGAGTTGTAGGAAGTAAAGAAATTGGTAACAGAGTTGATAAAAATGTTAAAGATACAAAAGATTTAAAAATAAGTGTTTATGATGATTGGAAATATGAAGATGATATATTTTTTAAATCTTTATCGGAGGGATTAAAAAAATATTATGAATATGTCATTGATAAAAATGCAGGGATATGTAATGTTATTCCAAGTTCATTATTTGATACAAATGATACTGGATATAAAGTACAAATGTATGAACCAGAAGGAGCTTATCACTGGCATCATGACTGGTCTATGGAATCTCAACCAGTGTCAACAAGAATTTTTACATTCATGTGGTATCTAAACACAATTGATGAAAAAGATGATGGATATACTGAGTTTGTTGATGGAACAAAAATACAACCTGTGGTAGGAAGACAAGTATTTTTTCCAGCGACTTGGACTTATCTTCATCGAGGTTATCCCCCCAAAGTAAAAAAATATATTTGTAATGGTTGGATTTACGCAAGACCACCTAAGATTGAAGATTAGATATAAATACATAACGATAAGATGATATCCAAATATTTACTTATATGGATTATGAAAATCCTTGGCTTTATAATGGTCTCCCCTTTACTTCTAATGATATTGGGGATTACTACGGTTTTGTCTACAGAATCACAAACCTTTGTTCTGGAAAACAATATATCGGAAGAAAATATTTTACACAAAAAAGAAAACCGAAAGGAGGAAAAAGAAGAGTTACCTCAGAATCTGACTGGAAAAAGTACTACGGAAGTTCTGATGATCTTAAACGAGATATTAGAGATATTGGAAAAGAATCTTTTAGAAGAGAAATCATAAGCCTACATAAAACACTAGGT